ATTTTTTCATCTCCTGCTCCGTATATGAGGGCATAGATGAAAGTCTTTGCCTCATCTCTTGATTTAAGTCCAGCAAATCGTTGGTTAGTTGTGTGAATGTCTCCGTTGATAACTTCATTTATATACTCCTCGTCAGCCATATAGTGTGCTAACATTCTTAATTCTAATCCACTTGCATCTATACCTACAAGTTTATAACCCTCTGGAACAGTCCAACAAGCTCTACATTCTTTACCATAAGGACTATAAATTGCAGGTACTTGAGCCATGTTAGGGCTTCTGTGTGTCATTCTACCAGTTATAGCTCCAGTAGACATAACACTACCATGAACTCTACTATCATCACGACAAGCATCTACCCATGATTCTACTTGAGCTGCTCTTTTTTGCAAAAGTAAATACTCTGCTATAAGTTGAGCTTCGTGAATATGTTTAATCTTTTTAAGTGTTCCTTCATCTACTATGGGTTGACCAGTAGGTGTAAATCTTTTAGGTTTCCAACCAAAATCTTTTAAGTATTCTCCTATCTGTTGTCTCGAACCAAGATTAAATTCTTTAAGTTCTTTTCTCATAAAAGGAGTAGTATCATTTGTAGCTACCCTTTCTTCATATTCTATGTTAGTAAGTCCTGACTTAGAAAGCATACCATCTTTTTTTAATTTAGGTATTACTTCTTTTACATCTACCCATTTAGGTTTAAATGTTTCATGAACTTCTTTTTCTACTTCTGCTTTTCTTTTATTTAAAGAACTAAGAAGCATCATAGCATTCTTTTCATCAAATAAAAAACCTATTTCATATTGTTCTTGTAATATCTTACAAACTTCATGTTCTAAATCAATACACTCTTTTGAAAAACCTTTAGCTTCTCTTCTTAAACTTTCTAATACTAACTTATTTAATTTAACATCTTGAATACAATACTCTAACATCTGCTCAGTAAACTCATCGAAGTCTGGCTTGTCTGATTTTAAACAGTTAAGTTTCCAACCCCATGTTTCTAAACTATGTCCACCCTCTCTTGTAGGATGCATCAACCTAGATAATGTTAAAGTATCTAAGGTATCAGTATATTTATGTAAGTTAACACCAGTAAGTTTTTTAATTACAGGTATATCAAAACCTATTATGTTGTGACCTATTATTCTATCAGCAGATTTTAATAACTCAATGCCTTTATCTATTTCATTCTCTCTAAAAGAATATACTTTATTGTTTTCATCTATCGCTACTAAACACCATATCTTTGTAGCATCAAAGTATAGTCCGTCTGTTTCTATGTCAAATACTAATTGCATTATCTTCTACCTCAAATTCTGATAAATCATGTTCAGCTAATCTTCCAGTATCTTTATCGTATACTAAAGCAGTAGCCATACCTACATCTCCTGTGTATCTAGATTTTAATACACGAAGCTTTGTTGTTCTTGCTTCAAGTTCATTATCAGACTGTTGATTTCTTTCTAGTGCTATCACACAATCGGACAGTTGTCCAATACTGTTAGACCCACGGAGATGAGAGAGAGATACTTCAATACCATTTTCATGACCTTTATTACCGTCTACTCTTCTCAAATGAGATACTAATATCAAACCTGCTCCGGTCTCTTCTACTAAGCTTCTTAACCTTGTCATAATAGAATCAATAGCTCTCCTCTCATCGCCTTCATGGACAGCACTAACCAACATATGTAAATGGTCTACGACTATCCATTTACAATCACAACCAACAATTAAATATCTAAGCTTTGCAAAGATATCATCAATCTCATTAGTTCCAAAGTGTGCATGTACAAATACTTTATCTTCTTTGAATACATTGTCATACATATCCATTAAAGTTTCTTTACTAAACTTTTCTCTTTCTTGGTCAATATATAATCTAGCGTTAGCTTCAATAGAAAGTATACCGTCAACAGTTCTTTTCCAATCTTCTTCTAAAGCTATAATACCTACATTGTCATTTGTTTGATGTATTAGCCAATGCTCCAACTCTCTGGTAATACTAGACTTACCAAGTCCTGTGCCACCAGTAAGAGTTACAAGTTCTCCCTGTCTTAAACCATATAATTTTTTATTTAAACCTTTCCATGGAAACTTAATACTTTCTTTCTTTTCTCTGTTAAAAAAGTCTTCTTGTTTTTGTGATACTCTTATGATACCACTAGGAGTATAAAGCTTTGCATCCCACCAAGCTTTGGTAAACTCTTGATGTTTGCCTTGTTTAAGCATATCATTAGCATCTTTATATCCATTAGGTAAAGTTACTATCTTTGCTTTTCCCGGTTTAAGTATAGTGGCTACTTTCTTAGCAGCTTCCTGTCCTTGTTTGTCTTTATCAAAACATAAAACAACATTGTCAAAACTTTCTACATATTCTAAACTTTCTTTTACATCTTTAACTGCTGAAGCAGCTCCTCTTTTAATTGATACGACTGCCCACTTACTTCCTAACAATTCATATCCTGCCATAGCATCACATTCGCCTTCAACTATAGTAAGATACTTACCACCTTCTTTAAATAAATTCTGTCCAAACAATCCAGTTTCTTGAAGAGAACCATTAAAAGAAAATCTTTTATCTTTTATATATCTAGTCTTGGTAGCACATTGTTCATTGTTTATGAAGAAAGGATATAGATGTTGTGCTAGTTGTCCTGAAGAATCATAGACAACTTTAACTCCATATTTCTGTGCTGTTTCTTTTGATATTCCTCTGTCCGTAAGCTTGGCAAAGATTCCACCATGCACATTACTTTCATTAGTTATTTTCTTTTGTGTTGTATATTGTTCCATTGACATTGCACCTCTCTCATATTTTGGATAAAACTTATCACAACTAAAACATTTTGCTGACCCGTCTGCGTTAATAGATACAGCATCGCTACTACCACATGCACTACATGGCATATGATACTTTACAAATTTACTTTTTTCCATATTACCCTCGTTGAATTAAAATGGAGAGGCGTTGTTCATATGCCTATAAAGAACGGGTCGGACACCTTTACTTTATCAAGCAAACAGGATTTATACTTTAATAGCTATCCTCTTTTACGCTAACCTCTCACTTGGAGATACGAATTAGTCTTTTGAATCTGTTGGTCCACCGTCTTCCGTTGGTGTTTCAACTATATCCTCTACGACTTCTTCTTCTTTACTCTCTACCAATGCTTCAGGACAATCTTTCAAGAGGGCTTCAAGATTAGCCCTATGTGAAGAATTAGCAAAGCTTAAAGCTTCTATCTGAACTTCAAGAGAACCCACTTTGCTTATAATAATACTAGCGTTTCTCTTTACATCGTCAGATTCGATTAGATTAACATCATAAGTTAATACTTCATCTTCTTTATTTATAGTAATAATCATATTAAAATTCCTCGCCACCTTCTAAAGCATCGAACTCATCTCCGTCTCCAGATTTAAAACTAATTAAATCTAAAACTTGGACAGCTTGTAAGTCAAGTCCTTTGAAAGCTCCGAATTTATTTTCAACTTCCCACTCGTTAAATTGAACTTTAACTCGTGAACCATTACCCACCAACTCATCCATAGGATTTTTGTTAGAGTCAACTAACTTTGGTGCTTGACGAACTAATCCATTTGGACCGTTCACTTTTCTTTTAATAGTAATAGCTTTACCAACTGATTCATTGTTGATAACAAGGTCTTTTACCTTGAAACCTTTTGATTCAAAGTCAGTAGCTACACTATCTTCTATTACTAAATCAACTGTATATACAGGTTCAAACTTAGTATTAGGTCTTGTTATACTAGCCCAATAAGCTAGTCCTTCTTGTATTGCCATATATTTTTCTCCTTTTAGTTTGGCTTTTGGTTTGTTGCTAGATACATTATAAAACTTTTCGCTGACCTTGTCAACCCTCTGCTTCAAATTTTTCTAACAAATTATCAAGATGATTTAAATCTATATCTTCTAATAAAGATATTTCTATTAAATCTCCTTTGAACTCTACTACATGGGGAACTTTAATGTTCGCCCACTTACATAATTTGTCTACATTTTCAGTAAACTCTCTGTATTCTTCTTTATTTAAAATTGCTTTCATGCTATCTCCAATGTCCACCAATCAGGTTTAGCTCTACTTTTCTCCCACTTAGCATAATGCTTTTCATTAATACAATAATCTCTGTATGCTTTGATAGGATTATTGTTTTTATATTCATCAGGCATGGCTTGTGCTAGTGGTGTTTTAATCCAACCACTTCTTTTAATATTGTCTGGTATCTTAGATAAATGTTTGCCAAGTTTAGTTATACTTGCATGTGTCTTACCATATCTATGATTATATTCTGTTCCTAATGCTAAAAAATGTCTGTATAACCAAAAGTAATTAGCACTACATTCTCTTGCCCATACTGTGCATGGGTGATTCCAGTAAGCTCTTTTATATAAACCTACTTCATCAGCATACTCGTCTCCGTCTAACTCTCTGTGTGCTGTGCATAACATCTGTGCTGTTTCTAATGGCATTTTCACTAACATCTTATCTGGTTGTGCTTGTGCTGATAAAACAGGACAGTCATAAAAATAAAATATATTCATATCTTAAGATACCTCATAATGTAAATTACTCTCTGCAATAAAAAATAATATATCGTCTCTATCATCATCTTCATGCAGTCCATATGTTTTACATACAGTTTGTATTTCTGCTTCTAGTTTACCTTGTTTATCA